CTCTAAAGCATTTATCTTCACAAAGTGTTATTAAATCTGTATCTCTAGCGTGCAATTTCTGTATGGTACCATGTATAGGATTAAGGTCCTTCGTAATTGGTTCTGCTTGTATAAATTGATTTAATCTGTTTATACCCGATGTAGAATTATACATTTGTGAAAATATAAAGCCACTTCCTCTTCTTTCAGCTGCATAAGGCTGATCTAAAACGGTAGACACTTTTGGTCCTTTATCTATAACGGGAGCATTGTAGTCGTCTCTTATACGGTTAGATTCTACACCTTGACCATAAATGTAACAATTAAACCAATCTAAAGTTTTTTGTGTATTATATTCAGAAATAGGAAATGCGTTAGAAGCTTCATAGTATAAATCTAAATCAACAGATTCTTTTGGTTCTGTTTCAAAAATTGCGGGGTTGCTAGAAGTTAAGACTTTATTGCCACCTTCGTAAACAGGTTCTACAATTTGTATACTAGGAAGTGTTGTGTTTAAAACATCCCATTCTCCAGAAGTCGGAAGCCAAGGATCATTGATTGGAGGCTCTACTTGAACCATTACCGCATATTTTGAATTTTGATCTACGCTAGAATTATCGCAGCTATCAAATACGCCTGACTGAGTCCTACCTCTATAAGAGCTCCTAGATTGCGTTGCAATTACTGTATATATCCGCGACAATTTTTCGCTGTATTCTGCATTAGGGTCATTGTTTGCAAATCTTATTTTAACACCAGGATTAAGAGTACCGTTAGGAGACGCTTGTTGAAGTCTTGGTGTAACTCTACCTGTAACTTTATCTATAAAACTACCGGGCCCCCTGCCTACATGGATGTACCCGAATTTATCAGATGTTCTAGTAGGTGGTTGGTATGGCCAGTCTTGTTCAAAGCTCATATTACTACCATAAGCATTCACACCAAGCCCCGACCAGCCCGTTAAATAAAACTCCCAAGGCTGTCCATCATCTGCACCGGGACAAGTTGTAGAATTCCACCCTACATCAGCATAATAATACCCAAGTTGTTCATTACCTACTGGTATTACAAGTATAGTACCTCCTCCACCACCCGCACTAGGTGCAGCGAAATCAATCTCGTCAACCACAGCGTAGCTGGTATTTTGAGCAGCGAATGAATCTATAATATTAGTGTCAAAAGCAAAATCTCTATTTATTTTAGCAAAAAACCTTCCTTCAAATTCTGGTAATCTTTTGGTTACTTCTTCATATATAGTTATAGTTAAGTCATCTCCATCAGGTATATTAGGCACTTCATTCCCTAAAGGCTGAGATAATACTACGTCATAGCTTTGATTATTGGGGCTTGGGGTCGAGCCTGAAATATCATACTTATTAGAGGTTATACCTTGGTATGTTATAGTTAATTTATTTGCACTACTATTTAAACCTCCCCTAAAAGTTTCGCCTGGGTCACTAGACGTTCCAAACTCTATAGTTATTCTTCCCGGTTCAATTTCATTTTCAGCCGTAACACCTCTTGCTGCTACAAAGTTATCAAATTTAGATATAAAATCTGGGGCTGAGTTATCAATAGCTAATATTTTATACCTGTTTAATTCTTTTACAGCAATATTATTGTCATGCTGCTTTTTTAATATTAAGTAAGTTTCTTCAGTCACTTTATTTCTTTCTGAAGAAGGAAACGATAACCACACATTACCATCTTCTGCTAAATAATACCTGTCTAAAGCTAGATTGTAATATTCATTAGAAGTTTCTTTTATAAAGAACTTGTAGTGCGTTGCCCAGCTGGGCGGTATATTAGTTGGTTGTATTGCTAATTTATTTATAGTAGAAGAATTAACAATATCAATTTGAAGACCAGAATTTTCACTTGTAAAAACGGGAGTTTCCCTTCCATAAGAATCTTTGTATACTATACCAGCTTGGTACGTTCTTATTGATTTGAGAGAAGCATAGGGTAGCGTCGTTGATATAGTAGAACCCTCCTCGTCGACTACTGGATCTGGATATTCTGTAGAAAAAAGTGTTGTATTTAACTTAACGGGGGTTGAAATTTCACCGGTTGTTTCATTAACAATACCTACGGTGCTATAATTTTGCAAATAGTTGCCATAGACAATTCTATTACCTATTATTTCTTGAGACTTAGCCTTACGAGGCACATTATCCCAAGGTCTAAGCAATTGATTAGTTTCAACAACCGCACCAATTAATTCTGTTTTTATTTCGTATTCTGTGGGTAAGGTGGTATTTTGATAATCACTTTTCTTTAATGTATCTACTACGTAAACAGCCGTGTTGCTAGATTCTTTATAAAGTATATCAATTTCAGAAATCTCATCTTTATTCCAAACTAGATCCTGAACTATAAGTTTTCTTATATTGTTGGTCATACCAACGTTGTAACCGTCAGAGGAAAGATATTCAAAATCATTACCAATAAAAGCTACTGGCGAAAACGGTGAATAACAAGAGTATTCGTTATCTATGTATTTCCATCTATAGGCAAATCTTGGAAACACATACTCAAATAAAGGTTTTTTCTCTACTAAAAGCACTTCCCAAATTACAGGTAATTGTTCCCCTTCGCTGTCTAAAACTTTATTTATATTGCTAGATATAGCCTGTATTTCACCTGTTATAGATGTGCCGTTTATAGCGTGTATCTTTAAGCTTACTTCGTAATCGTCATTTGGACCAAATTGATTTTGTATTTCTCCAGACAGAATTAATATTTCGCCAACTTGCAAAGCGCTACCAGGCACTTGGTTAACTTCAAAAGTAACTCTTCCGTCCCAATAAGGTGCCGTGGTTGATCCGTTAGGGTAAGGTGCAGAATTATCGGGATTTAAGCTTGAATTAGCAAAAACATTAGGATCGCCGCTAACAGGGTCTATTAAATCTAGATACTGTGCATAAGTAGGTAGCGATTGAAACGCAATTGGATTAATTATAATGTTTGGCTTGTAAGTAAAATTTTCAAGATCTAAGTAACCCCAACTTGTAGTAAGCGGGTCTAAACCTGTACCTGGTTGAGGTGTTTGCCCAGGGTTATCAAAAGCACTAGCTCCGGTAAATAATGTTGGAGCTGTTAACGGAGAAAGCTTAATTACAGTAATATCTGCTTCTACAAAGTCAGGACGACCAGATAAATTTGTATTATAATTATTTTGGTTAGGTTCCCATTTTGGTATTTTACTTTGAGTTGCAAAATCAGTTGATCCAGTCTTGAACTTTTCAATGTTAATTTTCTTTGGCTCAGTCTGATCGTCTGTCCAAAACAAAAATTTATCAATTACGTTTATACCTGTAATTAAGTAGTCAGTTGAAAAATTTAGAATACCTGCAGTGTCTACTAACACAGGGCTGACTACATTATTTACTTCGTCATACTCCGCAATAGCACTAACATTATCGCTAGCTATAAACCAATATATTCTTTCATTTATATCATTTCTATAAGATCCAATGCAAACAGGATTAGTCATAGAGTCTATATATCCACCAGTCCAAGTTGCACCCGTACCTACTTTGCTTCTAATTTCTAAATTACCTGCAATGTTTTGCATAGTGCCGACATCGCTAGCATCAGAATTTGCTAAGTCTAAGTTTAAAGCATCTCTATATTCTCCATTCGGAACTAAACGTTCGTCAAGGTCTTTGTTCATTTTACCTTTAGTAAAATTATGAATAAATTCTGGCATATATTAGTGTTTAATCCATTTAGACTTACCTCTCATTACCTGAGTGATTTCCTCTAGTTTTATATTTGATAATCTCAATTTAGCATTTCTTTTTGCAACAGCGGCTTCTCTTTTAAACCTTGCAACCATATACTCCTGCACATTGGCTCTAGTCGCTAATATAGCGTGAGCAATATATTTGTAAATAGCTTCTTCTGCAAATTTATGAACTATCATTTCGCCATCGGTAGCTAAACCGTCGCTTATATATTTTAAGGTAACAATTCTCCCTACCATATCAGAGCTAAATCTTATTAATCCTTTTATTTGGTCAATAAAAAATACCCCATTTGATTGCGCATATTGCGGGTCTATACCGTATCTTTCGCCATTAACCACTCTATGTAAATGGTTTTCAACATTAGAATTGTTAATTTCACTTAAATGATCGTTGGAATTTGCTTTAAATCTTTTCCAAGTTTCTGAATCATTAGCATAAAGTATTTCTCCGTTTTCGTCAAAGGTATATTCATAGTTACTATCTTGAATGATCGGCAATGGATCACTAGTCTTGTGAGCTGGATATATAACTCTTTCAATACCGTCTTTATCGGTCCAAGTAACTTTTACATAATTAACATAATCTTGTGGCAATACAAAATACAAAGCAGGTGGTATCTCAATTTCTTGAGACTTAAAAGAAGGCAATGTGTCAAAGTTAAGCTCTTGAATACCTCTCTGAGCGTGAAAAGCTACGTCTGTTCTTTTTATTTTGCTTATAATTTTATCTTCACCTACATAAGCAATTATAAAGTTGTTTACAATATCTTTTAGTGAAATAGATTGGTAGTCACCATAATTTTCATCTAAGCTATTCCAAACCCCATCAGGGCCTAAATAGTATTCTTCATTTGTTTGATTTATAAGCCCCATCTATTATGATTTTTCTTGTTGGATAGTTTCTATTTCTTCTTGATTAATAACGTTGTACATGTTATAATCTTTAATTAACAAGCCTGCATATTCTAGTATTTTTATAACCAGCTCTGTTTCTTCTGACGGGTGTAATTCGAAATTAACCGAATTAGCTGCATCATATAGTGGTTCGTCAAATACTATTTGATAAGCCCACTGAACTTTAGCGGGTTTTCTTATATAATTACATGTAACCGCAGATGTTAATTCTGATGCTCCATAAACATTTACTCCAGCAGAGTCAGATGTGTATATAGGGCGTATATTAGAAGGTTTTGTTAGTGGAGACGAGTTGATATATAGAAGTTCATTTTTGTTGATTCTTTCGGCTTCTATTTGCTCCGTAGATACAACACCGAAGTTGTTGGTTGTCGTATTAGTATATATTATTGTACCAAGTCTATACATATTAGCTGGTAATGCAAATGAGCTAGTGCCATAAACTAAAGAATCGGTTGTTTCAAATATATTAATTTTTTCATTCAATATGTTAAGCATATCAGAATACTCAGTATCATTACCGTGCATTCTACCGAATTGGTTGATATCGTAAAAGTATTGTTCAAAAAGATCAAGTTGAGCTTGATTAGCGAACAAATTAAACTCTTGAGCTGTGACATACCCACGTTGTTCTTTATTAAGTATACCTAAAACTTTCTGATATACAGTATCTATGCTTACTGCCATATTGTTGTAAATTTATTATTTATAGTAATTAGGCCACCATTACAGCGGCCTAGCTACTATAATTAGTGACTTATAGTCTTTTAATTAAATGCTTGTAAACTTCCATACCATCATCCGTTTTAAAGAACGCAGCTAATGCTGAATATGGATGCTCATCAAAAGGAACTGTCATTAATTTCCTTTTTGTTTCACCAAATGTAAATGTTCTTTGATCTGGCGATAATTGTATAATACCTGCTTGTGTAGCTTTAATACCTATGTTTCTAAGCTCTACATTTTCATCGTTAGCTAATTCTATGAATAAATAAGGATTTCTTTTAGCAAAGATAATTAAGTCTCTTTTTAACTCTGAGCTACTTAATGTATCTACTTTATTTCCATATTCAACTCTTAAAATACTTTCTGCTTGATTTATGTCAAGCTCTCTAGCTAATGTTAACGCATCAATTTCCATGTTTATGTACTCTAGTTCGTCAACAGATTCTTGCACTGGATTATATTCTGTATATAGTTGATCTTTTAAAGGGTGATATAGAGATAGTATTTTTTGTAAATTTTGCATCTCTTTTGGAACTGTTAAAGCTCCATCTCTAAAGATAATACGACCTAATGTAGCCGTTCCCTGTTGCTCTTCTACAAAGGGTGAGTTTTGGTTTGTAGCATACCTTATTTCTTTTTGTTCTCCAGTTTCTGGGTTAAACCATAACAAAGGTCTAATAGCTGAGTGTTTTGCTGGTAGTGTAAAAATAACAGGTTTTTTATTGCCTTTTAATAGATATAATCTATCTTTAATTTCCCAGCTTGGTTTAGCTGGTGTTTTTTGAACTGGTGCAGTTTTTGCACTAGTTGGCTGAGGTGCAACCTCAACGGTTTCTTCTGCTTTTGTAGCTTTTTTAGCCATGATATAATAAAATTAAATAATTGATAAAAAGTAATAATTACCCCCGTCAATACAACGAGGGTAAAAATTACATTAATTTACTACGGTGTAACTGTTGTTTTCTTCAACAATACAAAGTTGTTAGCTCCTTGAGTACATAGTGCTCTTTCAGAAAGGAAGTGTACGTTCATTTCATCAACAGCAGAAGTAAAGTTACCACCAACAGATCCAGTGATCCAAGACTTCATTTTACGATCGTCAGCTTCAGAAGCTCTGTAGCGTACGTGTAAGAATGGTCGTTGAATGTTTTGACCTAATTGCTGGTCGTAAACAGTTGATACTCCAGCAGGAACAACTACACCTAATACGTCATTAACTAATCCACGAGTTGTAGAATCGTTTAAGTATTTCCAGTCAGTTTTGTAGAAATCGTAAGATCCTCTACGGAAACCAGAAAAGCCTAAGTTAAGTGCCATATCTTCAGAGTTTTCGAATACACCGTAAGATGTTCCGCCAACTCCTGTGTTGTTAGCTTGTGCTAGCATGTTGTCGATAGCTAAAGAAGTTGAACGATCCAAGAATAACATATTCTCTTCGATTGCTCCTTGCTTGTCTAGCTCTGCTAAAATAGCGTCAAATTCAGTTAATCCTCCAAATGGTGCACCTGCAGTTGCAGCAGCTCCAAAATCTGGATCGTTATAAATAAGACCTCTATCTTCGATAGCAGCGAATAATCCTTCAGAACCTGTGAACCCAGCAGCTCCAGCTCCTCCAGCAATACCAGAGTCATCTTTAACAGCTTCGATCATAGACATTTCTAATTGATCTTCAAAACGTAATCTAGCTTCGTGCTCAGATTTTAAGTACCATAAGTAACCAGATGTTCCAGCTTCTGTTGCTACTTCAACCCATCCAATTTGTGCAACGTCAGAACCATTTACATTATACTTATCTCTAAGAATAATTGGCTTGTTGTTGAATTGTGTGAATTTAGCATCAATAGAATTACCTACATCTCCTGATCCTTTTCCATACTCAGAACCGTATACGAAAACTTTAACACCTGTCAAAGCAGATAAACCTAAAGCAGTTAAATCAGCAGCTCCGTAAGGAGTAACAGTTACAGTAGTGTCTCCTGCAGTATAAGTAGAGCTTACTCTAGCTTTTACTGAAACTAATCCAGCTGTAATGTTAATAGTAGCACCTGTTGCTAATAATCCAGCTTTTTGAGTAGCAGTTTGAGCTCCAGCAGTTCCAGCAGGATCAGCTACAAAAGTAATTGTGTTAGTTGCAGCTACTGATTGATCGATAGTACAATCGTCAAAAGCAACATGCAATCTTCCTTGTTCAGACCATACAATAACATCTGAAGCCATTGGCATTTCAGCACCTACCATACGTAAGAATCCAGAGATTGTACGGTTTCCGTAACGTTCTACTTCTTTCTCATATACTTCTGGTAAGAATTGTTGTGTAAAATCTAAATCAGTAATTGATAAATAATTATCTCCAAATAATCCTTTAATAGGACGTGGAGTTAAATGGTTTAATTGAGCGCCTTGCGGCGGTGTTGGAAATTCTCCAGCCATAATCTTTAATTTTTAAATTTGTTTATTTTCTAATTTTTACTCTTAATTTAGAAGAATCAACACCGTTTACAGATCGCACAGTCCAGCCATTAGGAGCCGTTGTAGTTTCATGAACCCCTCTCGGATCCATATTAACGTTCTTTGTTTTAGCCATACTATCTTTTATTGCATCAGCTTTGCCTTGCTCATAAAAGTGTTTTGCTACTGCGTCAGGATTCATTGCTGTAAATAGAGATTTATGGTAACCAGCAGCATCAGATATTTCATTTTTTTCATTCAAGAACTTCTTGACAAAATTGTTAATATCGCTTTGGTTTGTTTTAATCTCTTCTGCATTTTTAACATTGAACCTATATTTCTTGTCTCCAACTTGATAATCAAAACCTTTGAAATCATTATTGAAAACTTTATTGGTTCTTTCTAAAAATACATTTTTTTGATTCTCAGCCAACTTAGTTGTTTCCTCTTGTTCTTTATTATATCGGTTAAAGAACTCAACCGCTTTTTGTTGTTCTGGATTTAATTTTGATCCAGCTTTAATTTCTTCGTAATAATTGTTTTTAAGTTTTTCAAGATGTTGCTTTGCTTTAGCAGCTTCTTCTTTAAAAGCAATTTTCTTTTTACGTATATCTCTCTCTTCGTCTAACTCTTCATCATATGAAAAGTCTTCCATAAGAATTTCTATGTCCTCTTTGTCTAAATGAGGTTTGGTTGTTTCGTAATATTCCTTTATAAGCTGTGCTTCATTTAATGCAGAATAATCTGTGTTAAGCTTTACATAGTCTTCTAAACTTCCACCTGTGTCATTCATAAAGTCAACAACTTTTTGAATATTTTCTGGCAAATCAACGCCAGCATCCGCCTCGACTATAGCTTGTTCAACTTGCTCACTAAGTTCTTCAACTTGTTCGACAACCTCTTCTTCTGTTATTTCTTGAAGAACTGGCTCTTCAGCTTGAATGGACTCTTGTTGTTGTGGTACTTCTTCAACCACTTCTTCGCTAGCTTCGGCTGATTTATTAGCATCCACTGCATTTGTTTCTTGCTCTTGAACGGCATCTTCTTTTGGTTTGTTTAATTCCGCTAAGTCTACTTTAATCACTCCGTCTTCGTAAGACATTGGAGCTTTTGCTTCCTCCACTTGATTTTCTTCTTGTGGAGTTGCGTCTTTTACTTGTTCTTCCATGATAAAATATTATATAATTATTATTACTATAATTACTTAGGCTCGAAGGAACCTAAGTTAAAACCACCACCCATTATGTCATTTCCTGACGATTCAAAGTTTTTAGGAGGTGTATTGTTTTTTCTTTGGTCAATTAACTCACTTTGTTGAGTTCCTTGCATTTGTATTCTTTTGTCTTTTCTGTCTTCTTTTTCAATTTCAACATCAGAGGCTTTTGCAGCGTCTACTCCTCGAATTTGCATATTATACTGGAACTCTAATTGCATCAGTTGCATTTTAGATTGTACTTCCATTTGCATTTTTCTTTCATCAAGCTGGGATTCTATTTGCATAAGCTGTGCTTTTTGCTCTGTAATAACTTGATTCTTTTGTATTTCAGCTTGAGCTGCAACTTGCTGTGCTTGAGCATTAGCCTGAGCTTGAGCCTGAATATTTTGCTGTTGCATAGCTTGATCTCTCTGAAGTTTCTTTTTTCTTCTAATCTTCAGTACTTGATTAGCTAACTTTATGTTTCTTATTTCTCTAATATCTATAGCGTCTTCTAAATCAATTAACCCTGCGGATAAAGCTGTTTGAATGTTATTTTCTAACATTTGCTTTTCTTCATCATCAGGCGTAAGCTCTAAAAATATACCAAAGTCGTATAAGTGAAGGTCTCCCATTTCTTCGAGAGTTGCTACGTTGTGCCCACCTATTTTTTGTATAAACGCATCTCTAGTTGGAGAATACTCCAATATATCTGAAATTCTCAATGATAGACATTCAGCTAAATCAGCAGTTAAAAATAAACCAGCTGTAAGTATGTGTCTTGTAGCTGTGTTTGAATTTGCTGCTGCAATTTTTTGTATGCCAACTAATGCTTTAGAATCCGGTGTTGATCCATCTCTAGCTTCATTTAATCCAGTCGTATCTCTTATCATTTGCAGATAATAGTTATACGTTTGAATTAAAGACGCCATTTTATTTCCACCAGCACCGCTAGTTATTTCTTGAATAGGTACTTTACCAGGGTTCATATCCCCTTCTTGTGTAAATGACCTACCAATTACAGAACCTGTTTGGAAAAACATATTTAATGCTTCCTGTGGGTTGTAATTAGTACCGTTGCCTAAATCAATTTCAGCTAAACCGTCAGCATCAAGATAAACACCGTCTGGTACCATTCTTGATAATACTTGCTGTAGCTTTAAATGCGTAAGTTGAATCATATCAGCAAACCCTGTTATGCGGCTTACTAAAGATTCAATTTTACCTTTATACATTCTTGGAGCTACAATGCTGTAGTTCATTTTAACTTTAGTATGATCGCTTTTAGGTCGCATCATATTTTTAGCTAATTCCCATTGAAGTAAATAATCAGTACCTAATATGAGTACACCTTCATATAACACTTCTAAGGATCTAGATAATTTCCCGAACTGTTCTTCAAGCATCTCAACAGGTGGATCAAACTGGTCGTCCCTGAGCACCACCTTCGAAGCTCCAGTAGCAGTTTCTTTAACCTTGTAGACCTCATTCATATAAGTTTTGAAGTTAAAATACAAAACTTGCACTGTGTTAACATCTGGACTTGCAGAGTTGTTTAAAGGGCGATCATAATAACTGTTACTTTGATACGATGTCCTAGATATCCTTTCCAAATCTTCATTTGTTAAATTTGGAAATTGCTTTTTAATTTCGTTTATAGTAACATCTTTAACTTCGCCTACATAATATATGTCTTGAAAATTAGGATCTTCTGTATAGGAATAAACTAAATTAGCAGGATCTACATATTCTACCATAATACCTTCTGATAGTGTAAATCTATTTTTTACAGCGCCAATACCTATAGTAGTTAAATCATAATAAAAACGCTTTTTAGTTAAATCGTAATTATTGCCATCAAGCAAAGTGTTTATTGCTTGCTCTTCGGCTATTTCTACAGCTTGCTTATATGTAAGCTGCATATGAACTTCTAGCTCTTCACGTGTTTCAGGTAAATCCTCTTCAGGGTTTTCAAATAACGCAATATTAAAGTTCTCTTGTACAAAATTGCTAAGGTCTTTTGTGTACATATCTCTAAGCACACTCTCCATGTACTCTGTTCTTTTGCTAACTCCGTACGGATCTTGTGAATATGCTTTTATGTCAAAAGCTCTTTCTGATATCCCGTTAACTACTATATCAACAAATTTTGGTATAATAGGTACGGGTTTCCAGTCTAGGTTTAGATAAGATAAATCACCATTAATAGATAATTCATCTTTATACTTCTGTATTGGCTGTTCACCTCTAGCGTATAACCTTAACTTATGAAACGTATGTTGGTTGCTTCGATATCTATTAGTACCAGAATCTAATTGGAACCATTCATCTTGAATAGCTCTACCAACCTTAAGCCCATACTCAGGTGACATTTTTTCAGCATCACTAGCTACTTGACTAGGAAAAGTACTTTTTACAATTGACTCAGCCATATTTATTTTATTATTTTTGAAATTGAATCGCCGTTACTGTATTTAGCGATGCTTAAGTTTAATTTTCTTTTTTGCATAATCGGGTTAGGTCTATATAAGTTTTTATTACAAGCCATTATAGCTAGTCCTGAACTAATAGCTGCATCATACTTTGTTCTATTATTTATATCAAATTTAGCCCAATCATTTAATGTTTCACTAAAATATAAATCTCCATAATTGCCATCTTCTTTTAAACCAACATGTTTATCTATGTAAGACTCAATAGCTGCAGCGTGAGCTTGTTTTATATCTTCGCTTGAATTTGGTATACCACCTATTTCTTTTTCTGCTGTAGATAATTTATTCCAAAGTTTATCAGGTCTATTCATTGAATATCCTCTATAACCTCTTCTTTTAAAATAATACAACAATCTAGGTTTATTATTTTCCGCTAGTAATGGCATACCGTAAAATACGCACGCCATAAGAACGTCTTCAAAAAATATTTCAGCAGTTTGAGGTCTTGCAATGTATTCTAGGAAGAAAGTATTAGGTGGAGCATCTTCCATACTAAACTTTGTTAAACCGTGCAAAGCACCTTTTGAACCATTACCACCAACTGTTCCGGATATATCATAGCTATCACATCCAAACGCACCCATATGTTCATTGCCTGGGTATTTCATTCCGTTTTTTATAACTTGCCTGTTTTGGATATCATAACTAGGAACCCAAGTTATTTTAAATCTTCCTTGCTGATTTGGAGTAAATAAAACTTTTGAATCTTTTATTCCATTCTCCCAGCTAAAGTTACCAGTACTTACTACACTTGTGTTTCGTAAATCTTGGTTATAATCAATTTGTTCGTATATTTTTGCTAAGTTAAATAAGCTACTCTTAGTTTCGTCTCTAAATGCATGCTCTTCTGTACGTGGAAATTGTCTGTAAAATTCATTTAAAGCATCCTGATCGCTTTTTAAACCTTCAGCTTCGTTATTCCAATGCTCAACAATTCCAATTTCTATGGAGTCTCCGTAAGGGCCTAAAACTTCTTCTGCTGGCGTGTCAAATACAGGATGTCCGTATTCATCAATAAAACCCTCGTAATTCCATTCCATTGGAATAAACAAAGAATATAAACCTGATTTGGTTTGACCGTTCTTATTTCTTTTGGCAACATCAGAAGCGTAATAAAGCTTTTTAAAGTTTTCACCTCCTTTGTCTAAAGCATTTGATGTTGATCCCATCATACACTTACCTATGACCCTAGCTCCTAAACGTAAACACGTTTTTGTCACTCGCCAGTTATTTAATATATTGTCCGGTCTTTCCCACTTTCCACTTTCGTCGTGTACTAGCAGTCTTAATTTTTCACCGTCATACGAGTTGTCTCCCGTGTTTTTCCAGTCAATTG